TGAGGACATCCAAAAGAAGTTTGCCGACATCTACAAGGGCCGTCGTGAACGCCTTGACACCCGCGAGGGTGAGCTTGGCAAAATGAAGAGCCAGCAACAAGGGCTGGCGCTGCTGCAAGCGGGTGCCGCCATGATGACTACCACCGGCGGGATTGGCCGGGCGCTGGGTAAGGGCGTACAGGTGGGCTCCGAGCAGTACGCTGCCGGGCTGGAGAAGCTGCAAGCGGCCAAGGACAAGATCACCGACGCGCGCGATCGGCTGGAAGAAATCGAAGCCCAGCGTGGCGAGTTGTCTGCCCGTGAGTTGAACCGCGCCCGCAACGAGGTCAAGCAGGCCGGTATTTCTGCCCGAGAAGACCTGATCAAGTCGAACATGCAGATGTACGGCGTCAACCGCGAGACCGCCATGAAGATGGTGGAGATGCAGGTCCGTGTCGGCACGACGCAAATGGAGATCGCCAGCCGTGAGCGTGTAGCTGCTGCGACAGCGGCTGCGGCAGCCCGTAACCCGCAACTGGAGACTTTGCGAGCGCTGCAAAACGACCCCAAGCTGCTGCAAACCTATCAAGCCATGCACGGTTCCAAGTCGAACATCATGGATGAGTACACCAAATTTCTTAAAGAAAACCCGACGCTCATGGGCGATGAGCAGAAGGCGCTGGCAGCGTTCTTGCGGGCAAAAGGTGTGTTGGGCGGTATGGGTGCGAGTGCACCTGCTGCTGGGCAAGGTGGCGGAACCGTATTGCCTCGTAAGGATTAAGCTGCGTACAATCTAAGCGCTGTCTGCCCGGCCCAGACAGCGCATTTTCTCAGGCCGACACAATTCGACTCGCTATGGCACAGTACATCACGCTCCCCAACGGTAGTTTGTTTGAAATCCGGAAAGGCGAGTCGCGAGAAACGGCCCTTGCCAAAGCGATCGAGCAGTACCCCGAAGCGTTCGGATTCGGCCCGCAAAAAGCTGCGGAGCAGCCGCAGTCTGGCTTCACCCCCGCGCTCAAGTCTGGCTACTCCGAACTGAAGTCGGGCATCGCAGCCCTTGCCGGACGTACCGGCATCATGGACGAGGCGGCTGCCGAGAAGTACATCAAAGAGCAGGAGGCGTACCAGCAGCGCACCTTCAAGCCCACCGCCACCTTTGGTGAAGCGCCTGTCACCAAGACTCTGGAACTTCTGGGCGGTTCGTTGCCGTACATGGCAGCACCGGTGGTTGCTGGCGGCGCTGTGGCGCTGACGCCTTTGACGGGTACTGCCGCCACCATTGCTGGACTTGGCGCGGCAGGCGCGGCATCTGCCGGACAGTTCACCGGCTCCAACCTGCGCAGGCAGATGGAGGAAGGCAAGGCCCTCGGGCAAACTGAACTGGCTCCCGCCTTTGCTGCTGCGCTTCCGCAGGCGGCACTGGACATGGTCAGCTTTCGCATGATCCCCGGCATCCGTCAGCTTTTCACCACGGCAGGCAAAGAGATCGCCCCGGCAGCCGCCAAGCGCATCGCCGAGCAAGGCGTCAAGGATATTGCCAAGGACTACACGCTTGCCACGGGCAAGGCCATGACCGCCGAAGGTCTGACCGAAGCTGGCCAACAAGTTCTGGAGCGCATGCAGGCCGGGCTGAGCCTCACAGACCCGCAGGCCCGTTCCGAGTACATCGACAGCCTGATTGGTGGCGCGGTGCTGGGCGGTGTGTTGTCGCCCGCTGGCCGCTATGTGGAGCGCCGAGGCGAAGCAGCCAAGCAAGAAGCCGAGCGCCTGCAAAAGGCGCAGGAAGTGCGCGCTCAAGAAGAAGCCGTCAAGGAAGCTGCCCGAGCCCAGCGTGCTACCCCCGAGGGTCAGCTTGCGTTTGCCCAAGACTACGAAGCCCGTCTGGCCGAGTACAACCAACTCAAGGCGCTGAAGAAGCCGAGCAAAGATGCAGACCCCCTAGCGCAGGTCGAGTTCAAAGAGACCCGCAAACGTATGGGCGAGTTGCGGGAAGGACTCACTCGCGATTCTGTGGAATACCGCAAGGCGCGCGAAACCGTAAGAACACTGGCAGAGCAACAGCGTCTGCAAGGGCTGTCTCCCGAGGCGTTCATGCTGGAGCAGATGGGCCTTGAAACCCCTGCTGCGGCAGGCGCTGCGCCCAAGACGCGCACCGTCATCAACGAGTTTGGGCAGATTGTTGAAGAGCCAATCGAGGCTCCCAAGGCAGAAGTCGAAGCCCCGTCTGCGAGCGAGCAGTACCTGAACCAGCAAGTGGATGCTGCGCGCCAGATGGGCGTGCTGGACGTTGCCGACATGGCCGACTTTGCCATGCAGGACCCCGCGCTGGCAGCGCAGGCTGTCAAGGAAGGTGCGGGAGTTCAGGGGCTGTCCCCCCAAGAGAACGGCGCGCTGCTTGGCGGCATCCGCCTGCGGCTCAAAGCACTGGAGAAACAGGCAACCAATCAAGCCAAGGCCGAGATGGCGCAGCGCACGGAAGACCTGCGCGCCCAGAAGCCCGGTGCGGAAGCCGATGCCCAGCAGCAAGCTGCTGCTGAAATGTACGAAGCGCAGGCCACCACCCTGCGCGAGGGCGAAACAAACTTTGACTACCTCGACTCAATCTTTGAAAAGGCGCTGAGCGGCCCCGAGGAAGTCATCAAGGTGGATGAGTCGGTTGTGCCTGTGCGCAATGCCGCTGCGCTGCGTGCGCGGATCGACGCCTTGGAAAAGGAAATTGCCGACGCCCGGGAGAAAGAAGCTGCGGCCAAGAGCACGCGCAACCCGTCGGATGTTGTTGCAGCGCGGCAAACAATTGCCAAACTCAACGATCAGCTAGGGGCCATGGCGGGTGAGTCGGGCGGTTACGTCACCCAACTGGTGGAAGCCCGTCGTCAGCAGCAAGAAGCGCTGACGGCAATCAACGACGCCGTGGACCAACTGCGTAGTGGGCAGACCCTGAGCGGCCCCAACAAAGTAATGGCGTCCTCGACTGAGCAATCCTTGCGCAACAAGGCGGAGACGGCTCGGGCACAGCTTGTGACCGCTGCACTGCAAGAAGCTGCGATTCAACGTCGGGCTGAAGGCGCGCCTGCCATGACCCGGGACGAGGCGCTGAAAGCCGCCATTAAGCTGTCGGACACGGTCAACGAGATGGTCGAGCGCGGGGCTACGCAAGCTGCCCCTGCTGAGTTTGAAGAAGTGATTGTTGAGCCCGCCCAGATGCGCGGCAACAAGATTGTTCGTGCAGCCCGTACCGAACGCCGAATGGTCAAGCCTGCCCAGCAACGCATAAGCGACGCCGAACTCAAGCACTTCCAAGAGCGCATCAAGACTGTGACTCGTCAGCTTGATAAAGTTGAACCCAAGGCTGAAAAGGCTGACACAGGTTTCTTGAAGCGGCAGTTTGCCACCACCGAAGCCAAGAAAACTGCCGAAGCCCGGGGCGAAACCGCGACCACGCTGGCAGGCGAACTGCGCCGCCGTACGGAATTTGTGCGCGACAAGATGGCGCGCATGAAGCTCACGCCTAAAAACGTGAGCAAGGAGTGGACATCTACGCGACCGGGCAAGGACAAAGAGGGCCGCCCAATCATTGTCCGGCAAGTTGTCGGCAGCCCCTACATGGCCATTCGCAACAGCCTGAACGAGGCGGCGGATGCATTGGATAGCCGCAATGTTTCCCGGGAGTTTTTGGATGCCGTGGAGCCGGTGGTTGATGCCGTGCTTGCGGGCCGAGAGCTTTCTCCTGCGGATTTGCGTGCAATTGATGACGCACTGGCAGCCGCACGACCCACTGCTGTCGAACAAAAGGAAGCCGGTCAGAAGGCGCTGTTCCCCGAGACCGAGGAAGACCTTGGCTATATCCGTGCCACTCCGGCCAACTTTGCCAAGTCGCCCCGCATCAAGCCGGTGTGGGAAGCGTTGGCCAACGCCCGAGTAGCCGCCGCCAAACTGGCTAAGAGCACAGCCCAGCAAAAAGCGCGTGATGCAAGCGCAATCGACACGCTTGAGAAACTGCAAACGCAGATCGAGAACATCGAGTCGGCCACCAAGTATTTGCTTGGCAAGGACGCAAAATTTTCCGAGGCAGATATTGCCAAGGCATTTGTGGAGTTCCCGGAGATTGGGCAAACGCCCGAAGAGCGCGCGCTGATTGGCAAATACCTTGGCCGAAGCGGGTTGTCACCAACAGATGTGGCCCGAGCAGAACAGCTTGTTCGCGAAACCCAGAACAAGCAACCGGCCAAGATGCGGTACGACAAACTTTCCCAAGAAGATCGTATCCTTATTGATCGGTATTTAGGTTTGACCAAGTTGACTGACGCCGAGGCAGCACAGGTCGAACGCATCGTTCGCGAGTTTCGCGAAAAGCACATGGCGCAGTACGCTCAGCAAATCAGGCAGGCGCAGGCGTTGCTGGCACAAGGGGTGCGGCTGGATGCTATGGACAACTCGTTGGCTGAGTTCATGCAGTCAAGCAACGCGGCGGCCAAGCAGGCGGCTAAAGCGTTGGCAGAGCGCATCGCTCCCATGCGGACGGCGATTGCACAAATCCGGTCGATGATGCGCAAGACTCCGGTGCTAACGGAGTCCCAGAAGATTTTGGCGCGCGCAGATGACGCCGTGAAGAAGCAGCGTGACGATTTCCAACGGGCCGTTGAGCAAGCGCTGATGAAGTCTAAGGCGGAACTAGACAGCGCCCGCGCTGCGCTGCTGGACCCGCAACTGGCTCAAGTGCAAGGTTCGCTGGACGACGCCAAGAAGCGGCTGGAGAAAGAGCAAGCCGAACTGGACCGCGTTCAGAAACGCTACAACGAAATCCTGACGCAGGAAAGCGGACGCGATCGCACTCAGCTTGCGACCTACCAGTTGTTCCGCTACGAGGAAAAGAAAGCGATCATTGACGACCTCAAGGCGCAGATTGCCAAGCAAGAAACTGCGTTGGCAAAACTTGTGGAAGACCGCTTTGGGGAGTTGGATGGCGCAGCCGTGACGGCTCAAGCCATGCTGGACAAGAACGTCCGCATGGAGCGCGACTACCTTGAAATGCTGGAGGCCCAGCTTGCTGGTTTGCGTGGCGAGAACGTGCTGGACAAGCCCAACGCCTATCCGTTTGCTTCGCGGCGCGCGCAGCTTAATGTGGAGGCCCAGAAGAAACTGGTGCAAGCCGCCGAGAAGCGCGCTGACGACTTTAAGAAAGAAACTGCCAAGGCTAAAGAAGAGGTCAAGCAGCAGTGGAGCGGACTGCGTCGGGTGGGTGGCGTGGTGCAGTCGCTGGACGACATCCGTGCGCAAGAGCGCGCCGACAAGTTGCGCGAAGAGGCCATGTCCGAGTTGCGCCGCGCCGATGAGAAAGCCCAGCGCGATGCCGAGAAGCAGGCGGTGATTGACGACATCATCGAGGAGCAGAACAAGCTGGCACTGGAGATTGCAAAGTATCCGGGCCCCATCAGCCGAACCGGGCTGGTGGAGTTGATGTCCAGTAACAAGCCGACGGCAGAAGAAAAGGCGCTGTACACCCTCAAGCTGGACTTGGTGCAGCGGTACGGCATCCTCGATGCGCAGATTGACGCCATCAAGGAAGGCAAGCCGCGCCGCGCTCCGCAACCGGCCACGGCCCCCAGCAGCGCTTTGATGTCCGCCCAGAAGCCGTTGCGCTCGGGTGTTGATGTTGCCGCTGAGCGCGCCCGTGAAACTGTTTCGGAGTCCAACCGTCTGGCCCAACAGATTCGCGGCACCAAGGCAGCCCCGGAGCCCAAGCCCTCCACCAGAGTGCAGCGCAAGCCGCTGGACGAAAACATTGGGCTGTTTGATGAAGACGGCGATGTGTTTCCGTCTGGCGCGTCTTCGTATGCGATTGACCGCGTTCGCTACAACGGCAAGTCCGCGTTGGATCAAGAGGAGCAGCTTGGCTCGGTACTGTACGACGTGCTGGAAGAAGTGGGCACGAAGGCCCCGGGGCCAAACAATCTATCGACGGCGATTGCCAACACCCGCGCTTTGTACGAGCGTGAATTGGCTACGGCAGAAAAAGCTGGTTTTTCGGAGGCCGCAGAGTTCTATCAGGAAAAGCTGGACACCCTGAACCAGTTGCGCATCGAAAACTTTACGGTGGCAAAAGCTGGGCGTCCTGAAAAGTTGGTTGCTGTCCGAGCAACGCGCCCGGAGGCAAAGCCTGCCATTACACCGGCTACGCCGCTAGGTCCTGATGCGCTGGCCCAAAGGTTCAAAACCGAGATCGACACTTCTGCGCCGGTCAACGGTCTTACTTTTGCCGAGGCTGCGCAATACGGCGCGAAGCGGACTACATCTCCGATGGTCCGCATGTTGTTTGAACGACTCGCGCAAGTTTTTGACGCGGCTCCTCCGGAGTTTGCAGGGCGCGTTTATGCGGCCACTGAAAATCTGTACGTTAACGGCAGCCCGGCTGCGGGCGTGTATGCCGGAAGTACCAACGAGATTTTGACGATTGCTCCCGGCAGCAGGTCTGGGCAGGCGAACAAAACTTTGTTGCACGAGTTGACGCACGCCGCCACGGTGTATGCGCTTAACTTAAGCCCAGAGTTGAACGCGCAAGTTGGCGTACTGCGGCAAAAAGTCATTGATTGGTTGGAGACGCCCGCAGGTAAGACCTACTTCCGGCAGCACAGCATGGGGCTTGGCCGGAACCGCCAAAGCATTTACGGTCTTAAAAACAACAAAGAATTTCTTGCCGAACTTTATTCGGACCGTGAGTTCCAGAAGATGCTCACGCAGATTCCGTCGGACAAGCCGCGCAAAAGCATCTTCACGCGATTTGTTGAAGCGCTGTCGAAATTCTTTAATGTTCCCGGCGAGGCGGGACAGTCGCTGTTTGCCGAAGCGATTGCGCTTAACGACGAAGTTTTAAACTTCACTTTGCGCGAGGTGTACAAAACGCCAAGCCTTGCACAAGTTGCTGCGGGCGACTACGACGTACAGCCATTGCTTGTGCAGGAGCCCCGTTACGCCAGCCCCGAGATGGAGCGCTTGGGAGAGGACACCGACAAGTTCGTGGCCAAGCAGCGCGGCACGTGGGAGAAAGTCAAGGCCAACACCACCGGGCTGGCTTTTGCCACGCAGTTGGTGGACCGCTTCGCCGGGTTCGAGCGGCTGGCCAAGTACATGGACAGCCTCAAAGGCTCCCAGATGCTGTATTACCTGCGCATGTACGACCAGCGAATGAACTTCGTGTCGCAGGCTGTTGGCAACGGCGCGCCCCAGATCGTGGAGAAGACCCGCGCTGATGGCCGCAAGGAGTACGTGATCGAAGCCAAGGACGGCGCGAACATCAAGAACGTGGTGCAGATTCTGTCCAAGGCGCAGCCGATGGTGGGCAACGCTGAGGCGGTCAATCGCACGTTTACGCTCTACCTCGCCGCGCTGCGTGCGCAGCGTGTCGGCTTGGCTGCGCTGAACTTTGGCAAAGACGTTACGCAGGACATGCTCGACAACGCGATCAACTTGGTCGAGCGCACCCCCGGACTGAAGCGGGTGTTTGACGATGCGCGCAACGAGTACAACTCCTACAACCGGGACTTGATGAAGTTCTTGGCGTCTACGGGTGCGATCTCCGAGAAGCTGGCTGAGCGGCTGTCGTCCACCAACGACTACATCCCGTTCTACCGGGAGCAAGACGGCAACGCCATGCTGATCATCGGCGGCGAGAACCCGATTCGCATCGGCAACATTGCTGAGCAGCCTTACCTGCAAGAACTGGTGGGCGGCGACACGGCCATCCTCGACTTCATGACCTCCAGCGTGCAGAACACCAACATGCTGATGGACATGGGCCTGCGCAACCTGTCCACGAAGAACGCCGTGTTCGAGTTGATCAACCTGAACGCGGCCAAGATCGTTAAGGGCCGCCCCGCTGGCACGGACGTGGTCAAGTTCAAGGTGGACGGCGAGGACCGCTACGCCGTGCTGGATACCGAGACCGTGACGATTGGCGGAGAGCGTTTTAGCACGGGCGTCCCCGCTGAACTGCTGGTCAAGGGCATGGAGGGCATTCCCACCCAGATGCCTGCCTTGATGCGCTTGATGGCTGTGCCCGCGCAGTTGCTGCGCAAGGCCGTGACGCTGTCGCCCATGTACATGGCCAAGCAGTTGTTCCGCGATTCGTTGGCGGCACCGATTGTGTCGGGCGCGAACTTCACCCCGGTGTTTGGCGCCATCCGCCAGATCAACGGCGCGGCGGGCAAGACGCTGGAGGAGCGCGGCATCACGGGCGGTCAGTACATGTCCGGCACCAGCGAAGACATCACCAAGATTCTGCGCGACATTGCCACCGGCAAGCCCGGCTTCATGACGGCCATCGGCAAGTTGGAGGCGCTGGGGATGAAGGCGGACTCGCTGACCCGCCGCGCCCAGTACAACAGCTACATCGCGCAGGGCATGTCCGAGATGGAGGCCACGCTGATGGCGTTGGAGTCCATGAACTTCAACAAGCGCGGGGCGTCGCCCAGCGTGCACATGGCCAACTCGCTGATCCCGTTCTTCAACGCCCAGATTCAGGGCTTGAACGTGCTGTACAAGGCGTTCACGGGTCAGATGCCGTTCAACGACAAGCTGAAAGTCCAGCAGAAGCTGTTGATGCGCGGGGCCATGATCGCTGGGGTCTCCCTGATCTACGCCGCCATGATGGAGGACGACGAGGCGTACAAGAACGCCACGCCCGATCAGAAGTATGGCAACTGGTTTGTGCGCATCCCCGGCTTCGATGAGCCAGTGCGCCTGCCCGTGCCGTTTGAAATCGGCTACATCTTCAAGGGCATTCCCGAGGCGCTGTACAACACGATGACCAAGGAGAACGGCGGCGAGGAAGCGGTCAAGGCGTTTCGCCAGATTCTGCTCCAGACCATCCCCGGAGGCTCCAGCTACGGCATCCCGCAAGCGCTCAAGCCCGCCATTGAGGCGGGGCTGGGCAAGTCGTTCTACACCGGGCGGGACATTCTGTCGGCTCGCGAGAAGGAGTTGCTGCCCGAAGAGCAGTTCCGTGCCAACACGGCGGAGGTCTCCAAGGCACTGGGCCAGAACCTCGGCATCTCTCCGATCATCTTCGAGAGCTTGGTGCGCGGATACACCGGCACGCTGGGGGTAGCATTCCTGCACGCGCTCAGTCTGGGTGCACCGAAGTCCGAGTCGCCGGAGGCTGCCGTCAAGCGCCTGTCGGATTACCCCCTCGTGGGCGGTTCCTTCCAGCCCAACGACGCAGGCGGCATCTCCAACGCTGTCTACGAGCGGTTCAACGAGGACATCAAGGTGCGCAACAGCTTCAAGAAGATGCTGACCGAAGGGCGCACGGCAGAAGCCAACGAACTGCTACAGCGCCGGGGCAACGAGATCATGGAGGCCGAGATCGGCGACGTGTTTAAGACGAACATGACCAAGCTGACCCAAGCCGAGCGTGCAATCGCCGCCTCGAACCTGTCGCCGCAAGAAAAGCGCAAGCAGCTTGATGAAATCCGCCGGATCAAGACGGGTCTTGCCCAGACCTTGCGCGAGGCGGCAGATAGAACCAGACCCCAGTGAGGCCGTCCTTGATGCAAGGCACCGCCTTGATACGGAGCCGCTGACCTACCGCAGCGCGTAGCCCGAGTTCCCGGGCTTTCTCCGTATCAAGGGCGGGCACAAAGAAGCCCTCACCCGGCTTGAGGTGCGACCACGGGTAGTTGATTCGCATCTATCTCGTCCGAGCGTCGGCTGATGTGCATGACGTTCACGCGCATCGTGGGGCCGTTGGTTTTGGACAGCATGTCCTTCTTCACGTAGGACACCCGGAACATCTTCTCAAGCTGCGCCTTGAAGTCCGCGTACCCGAAGGACATGGACACGCAGTGCTGCTTGAGCAGTTGCTCCTCGATGAAGTACTCGGTGTAGCCTTCTTGCAGGGTGTTGTGCTCGATGCGGCCCAGCACCTTCGTGCGGGTGATCGACTTGTCCACCGTGCTGCCATCCCCCCAGCTACTCATCAGGCTGCGCCCGCCGTCGGTCTTCCACAGCACCACGAAGCCGCCGTAGTTGTCGCGGGTGTAGGCGTTCAGGACATCCTCCGCCGTGCGCACGCTGCGCCGCATCACGCCACGAGCCCGGGCCACGAGTTCCTTGAGCGCTTCGAGCACGCCTTTGACCGGGACCGTCAGGATGTTTGCGTACTTAGGACCTAGCAGGATGGCTGCCGAGATGATCTCCGTGCAGCCCGTGTGCCAGTAGCGCTCCTCGTCGGTGAACTCCATCTCGTCTTTCAGGCGCGCATGAACCCTGCGCACGGTTTCTGCGCACACGTCTTGGTTGCGGACCATCCAGCGAACCCACGCTTCTCCAGCCACGCCGTAGTTGGTCTTGATCAGCTTGAGCGCCTCGCGCTCCTCGTCCGTCCATTGCAGCGGCTTGTTGGGCGTCCACTCCAGCAGTCGCAGCAGTTCCCCGTTGGAGGAGTGCTTGCGTGCGCCCGACATGTAGTCCGTCAGGTGCGTGTTGGAGGTCATGGTGCAGGTGAGCTTCCAGATCGAGTTGTTCACCCGCTCCTTGTTCGCGCCCGACTCCATGCGCTCCTTGCCTTGGCCCTCGGTCAGGTCGAAGATGAACGCCGGGGCCCACTCCATGTTGTCCCGCGCCTTGGCCGTGATCTCGTCGATCAGCAGCGGCATCGAGTTCAGGAGGCCCGCCCTTTGCTGCATTGCAACAGGAGAAGTGCCCTTGCCCGTGCGGTAGTGGATCGGGTGGCCCCAGACCCCAGCCTTGGCCGACAGCGTGAGCGACTTGCCCGTGCCCGACTCGGTGGAGCCGATGTGCCAGACGAAGCCCTCGTACTCGGTGAAGCGCATGAGCGGACAGCCGAAGCTGTCCAGACACACCGCCAGCATCGTGTACATCTTCCGGTGGATCATCAACTCCCAGTACTGCCGCCAGTTCTCCAGCGTGCCCTTGGACGCGGTGTTCTTGTTGATGTTCTCCAGCCCGGGCATGGGCACCCGCAACTCGCGCCCGTCAGGGGTGAACACCCGGTAGTTGTAGACGAAGCTGCCGTTGGGCTGCCAGCCGCATTGCAGGGGTACGTCCACCGCCTTCTTGGTCAGCGACGCCTCCTCGACACAGGCCCGCACGTAATCAAAAAGGTTGGCGTCGTTGCCCTTGCCAAAGCTGGCGAGGATGTTCTGGCTGGCGAGGAACTTGACGGTCTCGTCCTTGGACACCACGCACTTGGACGGCATCGTGATGTTCTTCACGCCATCGGGACGGGTGGCCACGAGGTGGACGGCGTAGTCCTCTTCCTGCTTGAGCATGTCCACGACGAACAGGTCGTAGGCCAGAATCTGCACCTGCTTTTTGGACTTGGAGCCGTCCTCGCCCTCGATCATGCGCTCGGCATACACGCCGCCGTTGTGGCCGTAGGAGAAGCCCCGGGGAGGGCTGGGCCGCTTGACGACCCCATGGGGGAGCGCCTCGTCTGCCTCCAGCGCCTCGTCTACCGGGTCCTCGTACTCGAACTCGGCCTCGACATCCTCGGGCGGAGCTACAGAAATAAGTTTCTCAGTGTTGTCGGTCTTGACTTCCCGGCCAAGCGCCAGCGGGTTGGTGATCTTGTTGAAGTGCGGGCACCCTGAGCACACGCCCGGGTTCTCGCTGTCCATCTTGAGGCACGGGTAGGGCCCCTTGATGTCGCGCAGCTTCTCGCGCATGCGCTGCTCGGGGTACGGGTGCAGTTCGCTCAGCCACACCGACCAGTCGTCGCCGTCCTCGCACACCTTGGTCCACGACAGCAGCCCGCGCCAGATGGGTTCGAGGCCGTCCTCTTTGGGGTTGTCGATGTAGGCTTTAAGTTGTGCACAGCCGGTGCCCGCCATCGTGCGGTCGTAGATCGGCTCGAACAGGGTCACGCTGTTTTGCAGCAGCTTGATCTGGGTGGTCCCCGGCTTGCGCGTAGGGCGCACACCTTGCAGCGGCGCGTCTACCTTAGCCACGAACTCGGGCTTGAGCTTGTCCTTGATGAACGCCTCGAAGGCCGCGAACTCGAAGGTGTCGCCAGCGCCAAGGAACTTCACCTCCCGGGGGGTGCCGTACTTCTTCTTGTGGTTGCGCGTGCCCGGCACTCGCAGAACCCGGGACACGTCCGCCGTGACGTTCATGTCGATGCGCAGCCCCTCCTGCTTGCACAAGCGCTTGAAGTTCTCGGCAACAGGTTTCCAAGCGGCAACAGGCAGAGTCTCGGTCAGCGGCCAGTAGACGTGCAGCCCCCCGCCCGACCCAACGAACCACGGCGTGCCCAGCGCGTCCATGCCAGTCTTTTGCATGAACTCGGCCAGCGCAGCGGCAGCTTCCTTCTTGGAGGCGTACCCGTCCATGTCGATGAACATCGACCGGATGTGACGTGCGTTCGTGCCCTCGCGGCTGCCTTCCTCGGCAAACGTCGCCAGCGCGAAGTAGATGTCGTAGTTCGCCGCGTTCCACGCGTCGATGTGGGGGATCAGGTCTTCAAGATTCTCCTCATAGCGGTGCTCCTTTTTATTACTTAGTTCCGCCGCGCAGTAGTACCCGTGACCCGGGGATGGCAGAACCGCCGCTAAGAAATCCAGCGGTGTCATTCAGAATCCTCGGGTTATTTATTTCAGGTCGTCTGCAAGATGTTCGCCGTCCAGCGCGCGCACGAAGCGCTCGACCAATTCCTTGATCCACTCAGGGGGCACCTTGTCGAAGCCCATGATGTACATGTACCGCAGGAGTTCTCGGTTCGTCAGGTTGTGAGGTTGAATGCCTTGCATGCTTTGCTCCAAGCGTCGTCGGCTGTGCTCGACGAACGAAGAATTGTTAGAAGGTCCGTGACGGCTGGGCGGTAGGCAACGAACACTTCGCCGCCCTCGAACCAGTTGTAGACCGTCTGCCGGGACGCCCCGGTCAGCTTGGCGATCTTCGTCACAGGGAAGTCGAGGTGCACGGCCCAGCGCCCAAGCTGGTTGCCCAGCGTCTTGGGAGCCTTCTTGACCGTCTCGACGGTTTGAGTTGAGTAGGACATGGTTTAGGTGGGGGTACTCGCTGCGTCTGTGATAGCTAAACGGGGCGGAGTTGCACCGCGACCTGACACCCGCACAGCATCCGCTTTCCCCCCGAACTCCTTTTACTCGTCGTCCCAGTCGTCCACCATGGACGCAAGGCTGGCTTTGGCAGCGGGCACGGCGGAGGGCTTCTTCTCCTCCTTGCGCACCACGGGCTCCTCGACTTCCTCCACAGGCTCAGCCTTGGCCTTGGCCTTCTTGGGCGGCGGGGCGGGGGCTTCGTCGTCCTCGGCAGGCGCTTCCACCTTGGCCTTGGCGCGCGGCGCAGTGCCCTCAAGGGGGGCCGCGATCTTGGGCACGCCGTCCATCTTGGCCACCGTCATGGTGATCGCCTTAAGCGCTTCGCCGGACTTGGCCTTCTCTTGGCAGATGTCGTACTCGCCGTCGGTCAGGAAGCGCATGGCCTTGAACAGCAGCTTGGGGGACTCGCTGGAGGTGTCGAACTTCAGGCGCGTGATCACGTCCGTCGGGTCGATGTTCTGGGCGGCCAGCCACTGGGCGTAGGCTTTCAGGGGGCGCTTGTCACCATCTTCCTTGCCGAAGATCGAGGTTGCGGGCAGGGCCAGTTGCAGCACGTCGCCTTCCACATCGTTGGCCAGCACCACAGCAAGACGCTGCTGGTAGCGGCAGGCGCGGGAGTTTCCGTTGCCAGACCCGGCGATGTTCTGCGGGCACTCGTCGCACTTGGACGCTTGCTTCTTCTCGCTGTCCGGGCTCGGGGTCACGCCGTCGGCGGACCAGCAGTCGGGCGCACCCACATCACCTGCGTCGAACTTCTTGGCGTAGAACACGCGGTTCACGGTGGGCGCGGCGTTGACCACAACCACGTCCAGATGGCGGTCCTCGATGCTGGCAATCTCCTTGCCACCGGACAGCAGACGGAACACGCCGCCCTTGATCGAGATGCGCTTGCTGCTGCCACCACTACCACCTGCGAGGGCCTTGGCTACATCGGACAGGCCGCCCCGACGCTTGACGAAATCCGGCACTTGGCTCGGGTTGAACAGGGTCACATTGCTCATGTGTGCTTCTCCTTACTTGGTTGGTTTGCGAACAGAAATCTGATACTCCGTCACGGAGTTCAACCCAGCGGGCACGACGCCGGGGTTTTCTTCTAGGAAGGTTGCCATGTTGGTCTGCGCGATGCGCTTCTCCAGCAGGTCAATCGCATCGTGCTTCTTGATGAACTCCTTGAGGGAGTCCCAGTCCTGCGTCTGGTACCGCGTCTTGGTAGACAGCACCACAGTGCCGTTGTCAGTGCGCACCGAGTTGACACCCATGACGAGCATCTGGTCCTTCAGTGCGTTCTTGACCGCGTCCTGCTGGCGCTTGATCTCCTCGACCTTTGAGTCGTACTCGGTGGTCAGGCGCTGGATTTCGGCAGCCATCTTGCGATACACACGCGCCAGCTTGTCCATGGGGACAGCGACCAGCGCGGGCTCTTCTTTCGAGGAGGGTGACTCCTCATCATCGACATCACTCATTGCGTTCTCCATTGGTTTTGTTTTGTCTAGGGTTTGACATGCTACATGAAAATTCGGTCAGTGCAACTCCTTCCTTCACAAATTTTTTATCTCGCTGTCGAACATGCCGACGAGCAGCGCGTGGTCGTTTACTTTGGTGTTCATGGCCTTGAACAACTTCTTCTCGATGGGGCTCGACTCGATGTGCACAACCGTGACCTTGTCGGAGTCTTGACCTTTGCGGTCGGCGCGTGCTATGCACTGCGTGTACATCTCGACGCTCATCAGCGGGCCATAGAACACAACCGTGTCGGCCGCAGTCAGGGTAATCCCGTGGGCCGTGGCTTGGGGCTGCATCACCAGCACGCGGATCGTGTCCGTGGTCTGGAAGTCGTTGATGATCTTGCCGCGCTTGTTGGCCGCCACGTCGCCGTGAATTGTGTCCACGCCGATGCCCTGCTTTTGAAGGTGCGCCACGATGGTGTCGATGCTGGAGCGAAACAGCGCGAAGATGATGACCTTGCGGGACGTTTCCTCTAGCACCTCATCTAGCACATTCAAGCGCGGGGCCGCATCGAACTCCACCACCTCCTTGTCGTCGGTGTAGGCAGCGCCGCAGGAGATTTGCAGCAGCTTGTTTACAGCAACTCCAGCATTGACCGCACTAATCGTCTCGCCCGCCGCGCGCACCAGCATCTGCTCCTTGAGCAGTTTGTAGTATTTGTTCTGCTGCGGGGTCATCGGCACCTCGCGGGTCACCGTCACCACCGGGGGCAGGTCCAGACATTGCGCCTTGGTAAAGCGCACGGCAGGTTGCAGTGCAGTAAAAACGGTGGCCGTCGCGTCAGCCTTGGGTGCCCACTTGAACATGCTGATCTTGTTCATGACCTTGTCGCGCCACGCCGTGTAGAACTTCGGGACACCGCCGGGGTTCACCAGCTTGGCCAAGCCGTACGCATCCACCGGAGACTGCGAGGCCGGGGTGCCCGTCATCATCCACAGGTAGGTCTCGGGGCGGATGATTGAGGCCAGCGCCTTCCAGCGGCGGGTCTGCGGGTTCTTGTAGGCATTGGCTTCATCGACGATCACGAGGTCGAACCGCCCATCGTTTTGAATCTCCTGCGCAATCAGGTTCAGCCCATCGTAGTTGGTGATGACGATCTCGTAGTCTTTCTGGATCATCTCGATGCGCCGTGCAGCTTGCGCATGGTGGGCCACAACGGCGGAGCGATGGATGATCGACTGGTTGATGTCGCCCATCCACGCGGACTGCATGATCGACAGCGGGCACAGGATCAGCACCCGGCGCACATCCCCACGCTTCATCAGGTAGTCGGCTGCCCAGAGGGCGGATAGCGTCTTGCCCGTGCCGGGGTCGTTAAAGCAAAACGCACGGCGGTACAGCGTGAGGAACGAGGCGGTCTCGATCTGGTGCTGCATGGGCTTGAAGCGCCCGGGCCAGTCGTAGCGTTTGGTGATGGGGCTGGGGGCGTTCTTCACGCCGAGGTTGCGCAGCACCCGTGTTTCATCGAGGCCCCAGTACACGGCGATCTCGTACGTGCCGTTGTCCTCGGAGAGGACCTTGTGCTTGGGGATGACTTGGTACTTGCCGGGGTTGCGCGTGCGCAGCACCAGCGCTTTGTTGTCAACGATTTGCAAGGATGTTCTCCACGTTTTCTTTCAGGCGGGCCCACCCATTCATGCGCTCGAACAGGCCGTTCTGCTCAAGCCGCAGCCACGCGTCGGCATAGAAGTCTTCGCCTTCTTGCATCGGCTGTGAGCCGTCCACCCACTGATCGCCGTGCTTGACTTGCCACATCGTCACGAGTTGCGCCAGCGGGATTTGAAATGCTTCGCGGTTGTTTGGGTTGAAAGGGTTTTGTTTCTTCTGAAGCCCGTACCCACCGAGAATTCCCGGCGATGAGTTCATCGCCATTTGGTTCACCGCTTGCTGCTCTCGCGCTTTCATCTTCTGGTGCTCAATCTCTTGCTGCATCTTCAGCAACTGAAGGTGCTCTTCGTACTGCTGGGCGTGTCGCTTCTGGTCTTTGCTTTCAAAAATTGCCATCACTTTCTCCTTCATTGTTTTACTCCGGCATGCGGCACACGTACCGCGCTCTAT